AAAGGTTATAGAGTTATTAAAGAAGTAGAAGAGCTATTAGTAGATGATAAACTAGTTACAGTTACTATTGATAGGGTATTTATACCTTCTAAGTTAAGTGATAATAAGCTAGTTATGCGGCATGATCCTAGCTATGTACTTAGATTGAAGCAATCGGGTAGTGAAGCTCTAGTTAAGGCTTGGTTAGAAGGTGATTGGGATATAGTAGACGGTGCGTATTTCTCAGATTGGGATAGTACTAAGCACGTACTAGATAATGATTGGCTATATAAGATACCTAAGAAAGCCACAAGATTTAGAAGCTTTGATTGGGGGTCTAGTAAGCCCTTTAGTGTAGGTTGGTGGGTATTAAGTGATGGAAATTGGGGGTTACCTAAAGATGCTATAGTTAGATATAGAGAATGGTATGGAGCTAGTGAGCCTAATGTAGGTTTAAGGATGGTAGCTACTGAAGTTGCTAAGGGTATTAAATTGAGGGAGAAGGGTGAAGTTATTAACTATGCAGTAGCCGATCCTGCTATATTTATACAAAATGGTGGCCCTAGTATAGCTCAAGATATGTCAAAGTTTCGATGTAATTGGTTTAAGGCTGATAATAAAAGATTGCCTGGGTGGGAGCAGCTTAGAATTAGGTTAAAAGGTAATGAAGAAGGGCCATTAATTTATATAGTAGAGAATTGTGTAGATTCTATTAGAACTATACCTGTAGTACAACATGATAAAAATAACTCAGAGGATTTAGATACAGATCAAGAAGATCATGCACTAGATGATATTAGATATGCTTGTATGAGTAGGCCATACTTTATTGATAATAATTCCGAGAGTTATAGTAATCCTAATAGCACAGATATATTAGGTTGCACTATGAATGAAATAGTAGGAAAATTGACTAATAAACGCAAACAGAAGGAAAACTGGGAATGACAACTGAAACTAGCGAAGTTACTAGGTCACAGAAATATATTAAAGATATTAAGTCTAGGCTTAATGCTGAAGTTAAATGGCGTGAAAAGGCTCAGGCAGTTGTAGAAATATACGAGTGTAAGAACCCTGAAGAAATACCATTTAATATATTATATGCTAATACTGAAGTTATAGCTCCTGCTATTTATAGTATATTACCTAGCCCTATAGTTAAAAGAAGGTATGATGATGCTGATCCTATAGGTAAACAAGCTTCTGAAGTAGCTGAGAGGTTGTTAGAGTTTATAGTTAATAATCCTGATCCAGAATATGAGTCTATAGATTCTATTATTAAGAGTAATGTGCAGTCTGCATTAGTTCCTGGTAGGGGGATAGCTAGGATTAAGTATGATGCTGAAATATACGAATCTAAGGAAAAAGAAGAACCAGGTGAGCTTGGCAAAGAGATAGTTTGTGCTGAGGAGATTCCTTGGGATAGATTAGTTATAGGATATGGTAGAAACTGGAAAGAGGTACCATTTATAGCTATTCAGCACTTTCTTAGTAAAAAAGACTTAGAAGAGTTACTAGAGAATATACTAGGTGATGAGAAGAAAGTTAAGATACCTGTAGATTTAAAGTTTTCTGCTGGTAATGAGGCTCTAAAGTCGGAGAAAGCTGCTACAGGGGCTACTGAGATAGATATACCTGAAGTAGCTAGTGTTTACGAAGTCTGGGATAAAAGAACTAAGACGGTAGTATTTGTGGCTGATGGTTGTAAAGATATTATAGCTGAGGCAGATGATCCGTTGAATGTTCAAGGATTTTTCCCAATGCCAGAACCTATACATATGTTTGAACGTATGTCTAGTATGATACCTCAGATATTATATAGTGTTTATGAGCAGCAAGCTAAGGAATTAAATTCTGTATCAGTTAGAATTAGAAAGATTATAGCTGCATTGAAGGTTAGAGGTTTTGTAGATACCAGCATACCTAAGATGGCAGAGTTATTTAAGATGGAAGATAATACTTTGCTGGCTTTAGAAGGTACTAATCATCTTGAAGGTGGTGGTTTAGATAAAGCTATATGGTTAATGCCTGTAGAAAGGCTAGTTACAGTATTACAGCAGTTGTATGTGCAAAGAACTCAGATTAAAGCTATCATACAAGAGTTATCTGGTATAGCTGATATACAGAGGGGTAATACTGCTGCTTCTGAGACCTTAGGCGCACAGCAAATTAAGTCTCAATGGGGTAGTATTAGGCTTAAAAAGTATCAGAAAGAAGTTAATAGATATATTGTAGAATTGTACAGGATTATGGCTGAAGTAGCTATACAATCATTTCAGATTACAACTATTAGTAAGATGACTGGTATACAGTTACCTACAAATGAGCAGAAACAGCAAGCTGCCGCACTATTGCAGCAAGTACAAGCTCAGATGCAGCAACAACCAGAGCTACAGCAGAATCAAGATTTAATGGCTAAGATGCAACAAGCCCAGGGTTTAGCTACAGCTATTACTTGGGAAGATGTTATGGCTGTGCTTAAGGATGACTTTACTAGAAACTTTAGAATTAGTATAGAAACTAATAGTACACTGGAGTTAGAGTATTCTGATGATAAGGAACAGATAGCAGAGTTTCTTAATGCTATGGCTCAGTTTATGAATGGTGTTGCGCCTATGATAGAAAGTGGTACACTACCATTTGCAGCAGCTAAGGCTATGATGCTTGCTATTGCTAGAAGATACAGGTTTGGTGATGAGGTTGAGAAAGAGTTAGAGCAAATGAGTGAACCTAAACCTAAAGCTGATCCTAAGGATGAAGCTATGCAGCAAAAGCAGCAGCAAGATGCCCAAATGCATGAAATGGATATGCAGAAGAAACAGCAAGAAATGCAGCTACAGCAGCAAGAGATAGCTTCTAAAGCTAAAAAGCTTCAGATGGAAGAACAAATAGCTGAAGCAGAGTTTAGTGCTAAGATGACGGATATAGCTAGACAGAATCAGTTAAGCCAAGCTAAATTAGATGCTCAATTACAGAAAATAGGTACACAAAATGCCACTGTACGATCTTAAATGCAAGAGTTGCGGTAGTGTTAATAGTAGGTTTATAAAGTTAGAAGACTTTGATAAACCTCAAGAATGTGATCTTTGTAGTGGTAGTTTATATAGGCTTATATCTGCGCCATTTGTTAGAGTTGATAATGTAGGGTATACTTGCCCTATTACAGATAAATGGATAGGCAGTAAGCAAGAGCATAGAAATAATCTTGATAGGCATGGTTGTCGATTGTTAGAAGATGGTGAGCATGAAGATAATCAGAGGCGACGGCAACAAGCTGATATAGAGCTAGATAAAAAGATAGAAGAATCTGTAGCAAAGCAAATAGAGACTATGCCTACAGAAAAAGTAGAAAGATTAGCTAAGGAAGTTCAAGCAGGTTTCGATGTTCAAATTAATAGGGTGTAATTATGGAAGAAAATTTAGATGGTAGTGGCGTTGAAGGTAGTGATGTAACTCAGGATATGCTGGATGAGTTAAGTGGTAGCTTGTTTCCTAGTTCTGAAGATTCTAAAACTACAGAAGAGGTAGATACTAATGAGCCAGAAGTCACTAAGGAAGATGCAGCAGCAACTACGCAGCAGACTACGACAGCAGCATCACTACAGACAACAACAACTACCGACACTACTGGAACTGCTACTACAGATAAAGCTCCAAACACCTGGAAACCGGAAGTAGCAGCTAAGTTTAATACTTTGCCAGATGATGTTAGAGCGGAGATTCTTAAAAGAGAGCAGGATGTATTTAATGGCATCAATCAGTATAAGACTGCTGCTGAGTATGGTCAGAATGTTCATAAGATGTTGCAACCTTATCAAGAGAGATTATCTCAAACAGGTGTTAATCCGATAGATTACTTAGGTGCTTTAGCTAATGCTGATAACTTGATAGCTAGTGCGCCTACACAAGAACAAAAGCTACAGTATTTTAGGGAATTAGCTAATCATTATGGCATTACAGTAGATCATGGTTTATTTGGTGCTGAGGATTCTACAGTTACAGCACTTAGAAAAGAGATTCAAGAATTGAAGAGTAGTGTTAATAGCCAGCTAACACAAGCACAGGCTAAAGAATTAGCTACAATTCAAAAGACGATAGATGAGTTTAAAGCTTTACCAGAACATAAGCATTTCGATGTATTACAACACGAGATTGCTGCGTTATTACAAAGTGGTGTAGCTAAAGATTTAAAAGATGCTTACGATAGGGCTTTATGGGCTAACCCTACTACAAGGGCAGCAGAACAAGCTAGACTAAGCGAGGAAAAGGTTAAAGCTGACGCTGAAGCTAGTAAGAAGGCTTTAGAAGAAGCTAAGAAGAAAAAAGGTATTAATGTTAAGTCTACGGTTTCAGGTGGTAATGGTACTAAGAAAACTATAGATCAGACATTAAATGATGCATATGAAGCAATTGTAAGTAGTGCTTCCCATTAATTAAGGAGTTTTTATTATGGCTTCACCAAATAGTACATTTACGGAGTTAGTATCTACTACCTTTCGTAATCATAGAGCTGAGATTAAGGATAACGTTACGAAGAATAACGCTTTGTATCGTCGGTTAGTAGGTAAAGAGCGATTTAGTTTAGAAGATGGTGGGTTGAGTATTGTGGTTCCACTGGATTACGCTGAGAATGGTAGTTACCAACGGTTCAGTGGGTATGATCGCTTGGATATCTCACCTTCAGACGTTATTAGTGCGGCAGAGTTTCAATGGCGTCAGATTGCTATCAATGTTATCGCTAGTGGTCAAGAACTGCGTACTAATAGTGGTAAGTCTCAGATAATTAAACTGGTAAAAGCGCGTACTACTAACGCTATTAGAACTTTTAGAAACAACTTTAGTTCTGATTTGTATAGTGATGGTACACTCTCTAATCAGATTAATGGTTTGCAGGCATTAGTATCTGATGCTGGTACAGGTATTGTAGGTGGTATTGACTCTACTTATTATACTTTCTGGAAAAGCAAGGTTCAGAGTGCCGCTGCTCCATTACAAGGTGGTTCTGGTATTACCCCAGGGCCGACTACTATGGAATCACTGATGCAACCGCTTTGGTTAGCTTTGGTTCGGGGTGATGATAAACCTGATCTGATTGTTAGTGATAATACCTACTTTACATTTTATGAGATGGGGTTAGTGAATAATAAACGCTATACTAATACAGAGAATGGTAATAGTGGTTTCACAGAGCTTAAATACAAGTCTGCTGATGTAATCTTTGATGGTGGTAGTGGTATCCCAAGCGCTCATATGTACTTTTTGAATACTGACTACTTTAACATTACAGCGCATCGTGATGCAGATTTTGTAGAGTTACCAGAAGCTAGACCTACTAACCAAGATGCAGTTATTATGCCATTTATCTGGATGGGTAACTTAACTATTAGTAATCGTTCGCTGCAAGGTGTTTTGAAAGCCTAATAGTTAGTTAAGATTATAGTTATATTTTAGGAGTAATAAGATGACAACTAGAAATTGGAATATACTGTCGAATTATCCAGGGTTTCAGCCTATTGAGGATACTTCGACTACTCAGCAACATGAGTTAGGTACTACTGTACAAGCTAAACATGCTACTTATGGGGTTACTACCTTTGTATATGGTAAAGGTGTAGCTAGTACGGCCCAATATGATATGTGTATGATAGATACATATGGCGCATTGACTGTTAGAACTGTAGCTGCTACTAGAGGCCGTGTAGGTGTAGCTATGAGTGCTAACGTAGCAAATCAGTATGGTTGGTATGCTATAGAAGGTGCTGTACCTGTCAAAGCTGGTACTGTGCTTGCTCAAGGTCAAGTCTTTAGTACAGCAACTGATGGTACTGTAGATGATGCTTCTGTAGCAGGTAGTATGATTCAAGGTGCTACTTTTAAAACAGCGAATGGTACACCTAGTGCTGGTTTAGCTGTAGTATCATTATGCCACCCAAGTATGTGCGGAGTTCCTGCTTAATACTTGGTTTTTTAAGATGGGGGAGCTTAGATTAGTCCCCCACTTCCTAATTAAAGAGAGCTTATTATGGAAATTAGAGCTGAATTACCTCCGTTTGTAGAGTTTGAAGAGCAAGAAATTGAAGATCGTGCAGCTACTTTAGAAGCTGGTGAGTTTGTAGGTATTCCAGTAGATATGATCAAAGTGCATCCTGCTGGCTCTAAAGATTGTGTTATTAGAAACTATCAAGAATGGTTAGCTCAAAAAAGACAAGATGCTAGTGAAGGGAGATTCCCTAAGTCTCATCTTTTTATGATTCAAGAGCAGTACCAAGCTTGGAAGAATGGCGTACCTAAGCCTACTTGGGGTACTCCACTTAAAGATTGGAAACACTCTACACCTCAGTTATTGAAAGCTATGGGTGCTGTGCATATTTCTACAATTGAAGAATTAGCATTAGCTAATGAAGAAACTATCAAGCGGTTAGGTATGGGAGCTAGATCATTGAAAGCTAAAGCAGAAATGTTTATGCGTGGTGAGAGAATTCCTGATGATGTAATGTTTAACTCTAGTGAAGTTTCTGCTAAGATAGCTGGTAAAAATGCTGCCAAAGATTTAGATATTACTGATGACGATTTAAAGCTGGATTTAGAAGATGAACCTAAGAAAACTAAAACTACTTTAAAACTACAACCTACTGCTTAACATAAATTATTATGAATCTATTGCAGATTGTACAAGAGTTTTGTAAAAGAACTGGTATCAGGCAACCTAGCGCTGCTATAGGTTCTAATGATTTACAGGTATTACAGCTAGTAGCTATACTTAACGAGGTTCTGGATGATCTGTCATTAAATCATAGTAGGTTTGTAGAGCAGGTATTAATTAAAACTTGGACTAGCACAGGTGTAGAAAGTCAAGGCACTATGACTAGTTTGTTTCCAGGTTTTCTATGGTTTATGCCTAATTCATTCTATGATAGAACTGCTGTAATTAATGTTAGAGGCCCCCTAACACCTAATGAGTGGGAGAGGCTTAAAGCTTTAGCTGCTTATAGTTCTGTGTATCCTAGTTATAGGATTATAGATGGTGAGCTACATCTGTACCCAGTAGTAGTAAATACACATACACTAGCAGTAGAATATAAAGCTAATTATGGTGTTAAGGATGTCAGTAATACACCTAAGCAATACTTTACTGTAGATACTGATACTTGTATAGTTAATGATACTATCTTGCTGCTGGGGTTAAGGTATTTCTGGAAGAAAGAGAAAGGCATGAACTATGCAGTAGAGGCTGACTTATATGCTAGGTCTTTAAGATCATTAGGTTCTCAGTCTGGACAAATGACTCAAATAGATATGGGGGCAGAAGTTAATTCTGTTAAACCTGGTATCTATATTCCTGATAGTAACTGGCCGGTAGGTTAATATGCAATCTAAAACTAGAATAGTATCAGCACCTTTAGGTGGTTTGAATGGGTTAGATAGTATAGCTGATATGCCAGCTAAGGATGCTATTATACTTGATAACTTCTGGCCTACTCAAGCAGGTTTAGCAGTTAGGAAAGGCTGGGAAAATTTTGCTAGTGTACCTACTGATAATCCCCCTGGAAGCCCTCATGATGTTAGAGCTTTATTAAGCTATACAAGCCCTACAGGTACTAAGAAATTATTTGCAGCAGATCAAACTGGTATATATAATATTACCAGTGGTGGCGCTGTAGCAGTAGCAGATATAGCTTGTACTGACGGAGCTTATCAGTCAGTTAATACCTCTACAGCCGGTGGTAACTTTATGCTGGCTTGTAATGGCGTAGACAAGCTAATGCTATATGATGGCACTACTTGGGTAGCTATGGATACACTGTCTACCCCAGCATTAACAGGTATAACTTCTACAGATTGTAGTTATCTCCATGTATTCCAGCAAAGAGTCTATATAGCCTTAAAAGGTTCTTTAAACTTTGCATATCTAGGTGTTAATGCTATATCTGGTGCGGCATCAACCTACCCATTAGGAGCAGTATTTAAGAGAGGTGGGTCTATATTATGTATTGATAGCTGGACTATTGATGGTGGTAATGGTATAGATGACATGATTGTATTTATAACTACTGAAGGTGAGTTAGCTGTATACAGTGGTTATGATCCTAGTAATGCTGCTACTTGGTCTTTAGTGGGGGTGTATTATATAGGTAAACCAGTATCTAAGAACTGCACTGCTAAGATTGGTGGTGATTTGATGGTACTTACTACTAATGGCCTATACCCGTTATCTAAAGCTCTTAGTAATGCTCTATTCGATAGAGCCGCTGCTATTAGTTATAAGGTTCAAAATACTGTACAGAATTATATAGAAGTAACTGGCGATAGTTATGGCTGGCAAATGATACAGTATCCTGGCCCAGGTATGTTACTTATTAATGTACCTTATAAACTAGATAGTGCTAGTAACTATATATACTCATACCAGCTAGTAATGAATACTACTAGCATGAAGTGGGCTAGGTTTACTGGTATGGCCGCTGAAGCTTGGGCAGTACATGATGGTGATTTATACTTTGCTTGTCATGATAAGATATATAAGGCTTGGACTGGTAGCACAGATAATGATGGTAATATAATAGCTAGAGCTAAACAAGCTTTTACTACATTAGGTAGTAACCAGAATAATAAGCATGTTAAGATGCTAAGACCCGTATTAACAGGTAGTGCTTCAGCTAACTTCTCAGCTAGTTTAGATACTAACTTTAGCACAGATGCCCCATTGCAGTATACTTATATAGGTAATACAGCAGCTTCATTGTGGGATGTAGCTAAGTGGGACGCTAGTGTATTTTCAGGATCAACTACTACTATGGATTGGGTAACTCTAGGGAATGTACCTAGTATGTATTATTCCTTAAATTTGAAGATTGAGACCTCAAGCCCTGGCGTAATTTGGGTATCTACTCAGTATTTGTATGAACTTTGTGATGCAGTATTATAGACTTATGTCACAGTTTGCTATTAGGTAAATTATGTATACAATTGCCATAGAAGGTTTTACTAGATCATACCCTGAGTTAGCTAGTTTATATGAGCAGCATTATAATGAAATGGCCGCTAGGTTACTCAAAGATGGTATAAAAGTTAGCACTTATAATATATGGCTAGAAGCTTATCAGGAATATGATACTACTGGCTTCTTGTTGAATTTTGTAGTTAGGTTAGAGGGCAAAGTTTGTGGTTATAGTAATATCTATATTACCCAAAGTATGCATAACCAAGACTTGATAGCTGAAGAAGATACTATATATATACTACCAGAGCATAGAAACGGTATAGGTAAGAAGTTAGTAAAGTTTATACTTGATGAATTAGCTAGTCGTGGTGTAAAGTACTTAGATTGTACAGCTATGACAGATTGTAGAGTAGTTAGTTTATGGAAGCGTATGGGTTTTAAAGAACTAGCTACTAAGATGAGATATAATTTACAGGAAACATAATATGTGTTCACCTAAAGCACCTAAAACACCTAATCCAGTAGTAGTAGCTAATGCTCAAGCAGATGCTAATATTAAGACTGCGCAGAATCAAGCAGCTATTAATAGGTTTGACCAGAACACACCATTTGGGAGTGTTACCTGGGCACAAGACCCTAATAACCCTAATAAGTATACTTCTAATACTACCTATGACCCAGTAACTCAAGCCTTAATAGATAAAACTAAGGCTGGGCTATCTGGGTTAACTGATAAAGCTACAGCAGTATTAGGGAGAGATAACCCCTTAGCACCTGGGCAAGACTATGCTGAAGCTGCTATGACTAGGGTAGGTGATTATCTACCTTCTACTAAAAGCATGGCTGAATCTGCTTTAGGCGTAATACCAGAAGCTACAGCTCTAAATAGAAGTGGTATAGCTAATCTACAGTCTACACTTAATACACCTTATAACTTTAATAATGCTCCAGCTATGCCTGAGGCTAGTGAAGCTACTAGGTCATCAGTAGCAGATGCTTTATATAATCAAGCTAAATCTAGGCTTGATCCTACCTATGATCAAGCTGCTAGTAACTTAGAGTCTAAGTTAGCTGCACAAGGCATTACACTAGGTTCAGATGCCTATGATAGAGCTACTGGTAACCTTATGCGTGATAAAAATGATGCATATACTAGTGCTAGTAATGCAGCTAACATGTCTGGTATAGACGCCATGAACCAACTATTTGGTATGGGTATGTCTGCTAGGCAGCAAGGTGTTAATGAAACCCAAGCTATTAGAGATCAAGCTAGTAAAGAAGCTACTACTGCTGCTAATATCGCTGGTGGAGCTATTAATAATGCTTCTAATGCTGTAGGTACTAATATAGCTACCGTAGGAGCAGTTCCTCAGATAGCTGGTAATTTGCTTGCTAACGCTACTCAAGGTTTTACTAACGAGAATAATACTAGAAATCAAGCTGTGAATGAGTTAGGTAATGTTAGAAATATTATGAATAGCACTGTACCTAACCTGCAACCTGGTATAGCTGGTGATACTCAAGTAGGTCAGACACCTGTAGCTGATTCAGTGTATAACTCGTATCAAGGTGATTTGAATAAGTATGCTGGTGGTGTAGGTAGCAGGAATAATACGTTATCGGGATTAGCGAGTTTAGGCGGAATGGCTATGATGGCCCCTGCTGGAACTTTTGCTGGTATGGGTAGTAGCTTAATGTCAGGATTAGCTGCTTTAGGATTCTCATAATATGTTAAATACTAGAGATTATAAAGAACCTATATTACTATTTTCTGGTGGTAAAGATTCTCTGCTATGTCTATTAATGTTAAGAGATCAGTTAGATCATATTAATGTAGTATTTGTTAACACAGGTAAAGTATTCCCAGAAGCGCTGCAGTTTATAGATACTATTAAACCTTTATGTAAAAAGTTTATAGAACTACATTCTGATAAAGCTAGAGATTGGCAGATACATGGCTTACCTTCAGATTTAATAAACCCAATAGTAGGTAAGTATCAATCTGTTAAGTCTTGCTGCTACAAGAATCTAACATTACCTACTATTAACTTAATTAAAGCTTTAGATAGTAGGCTGCTTATAAGAGGCTGTAAGACTACAGATACTATATATGATGGGTATAAGTCTCTATCTATGGTAGAAGGTGTGTTAATATACAATCCTATAGAAAACTTCACAGATTACCAGGTTATTGAAGCTTTAAAAACTTATGATATTAACTTACCAGACCATTATAATTTTAAGCATACTAGCCTAGATTGTATGGATTGTACTGGCTATCTTAAAGACACTAAAGATAGGTTAGAGTTGTTAAAAGTTAAGTACCCAGAAGCTTATGCAGAAGTTAAAGCTAATATAGAAACTATTATAAAGGTATCTGAAAATACACTAGACTCTATAAGGAAGTCAATACTATGAACCCTATAGGTATGAATTTAAGCAATAACGTAGACCCTACTGCGGCAGCTATGAATGCTGATGTAATGCATAATCAACGTATGGCTGATGTTATGCGTATGCAAGCATTACAGCCTATACAGAATGTAGGAGCTAGCCCTCTATCTAAGCTTAGTCCTTTTCAAGCTTTAGCTAATATTTTACAAGCTCATGTAGCTAATAAGTACAGTGATAAGGCTTATGAGACTCAAGCTAACATGCTAAAAGCTATGCAAGCGCATACTGAACAAGGTTTAGCTAGATATAAGAAAGAGCTTGTTGAGAATCCAGCTATGGCTAATATTAATGCCCTAGAAAGCCCTAGTCCAGTGGTTAGAGCTTTAGGTATTGCTAGGGCTAAAAAGGATATGGGGGCAGTAGATTTAGCTAAGTATGCTACACCTGCTAGTATTATTGGTAGTAATGGTAACTCTAATCAATTTGCAGCTAAAGACCCTCTTAAAGCTATTCAACCTGGCTCACTACTTATGGATGAGCAAGGCCAGCTCAGGACACCTACAGCGCAACCTAATGCTAATGCAGAGTTGATTAATATTAATGGTAACCTTATGCATAAAACCCCTACAGGGCTTGATCCTGTGCTTAAAGCTCCTAACATTACTACAACTGTTAATAATATGACACCGCCAGGGGAGTCTGAATTTGAAAAAACCTTAGGTAGAAGAGAAGCTACTAGACTATCCGACGATTTGCAGCAAAGACCTGGTAAACTCGAAGGTATGCAAGCTGCCCAAGATAGTCTGAAGTTATTAGATCAAGGTATCCATACTGGCATATTCGCTGATATTAGTAAAAACTTAGAAAAAGGTTATGGTGCGGTATCTAAGATGGAGCCTGAAAAAGCTGCTAGAACTGAGCAGTTTATAGCTAATGTAGGTAATTTAGTTATACCTAGATTAAAAGATTTTGGTGGCTCAGATACTGTAGAAGAGATGAAGTATCTTCAGCAAGTTATGGGTGGTAATGTTAAGCTTGAAGCTTCTTCTCTTAGAAATATACTTAACTCAGTTGAGAAGAAACTTAGAGCTAGGGTTCATGAGACTGATAAGACTATTGAAGCTTATAAGTCTAGGGGTAAAACATTGCCTACTATAGATGCTCAAATACAACAACCAGTACCATCACAACCTAATAGCAGAGTTATGTCCCCTGAAGAGTATTTAAACCAATTTGGTAAATAGATATGCCTATAGTTAAAATGCCAAATGGGCAGTTAGTAGATATGCCAGATAATCCTAGCCCTGAGTTACTTCAAAGGTTTAAGGATCATTATGCTACTATGAGTCAGCCTAAAGTTGAGTTACCTGCTGTAGAAACTACTCAACCTGTAACTAATCATAATAGTGATAGGTTGATGGCTGCCCATAATAAAGCTTTTCCTGAAATGGTTAATGCTGCTGATACTGGATTGCGTAAAGGTATACTAGGTTTAGCTAATCTAGGATGGCAGACTGGTAAAAAGTTAGGAGAGAATTTAAAGCCATACTTACCACAAGTACCTGAAGGCCCATTTAAAGATGCAGTAGTTAAAGCTAGAGATACTGTGCATAATTACCTGAATCCAGAAGACCCTAAAACTAATACTGGTAAAGTTATGGCTAACCTTATAGCTTCTACTAGTGGCGGTATGATAGCGCCTGGTAATATGGGTAATAATGCTGCTATGGGGTTAAGTGGTGGTATAGGCGCTGAAACTGCTGCTCATGTATTTGGGGATAATCCAGTTACTAGAGTTTTGGGCAGTATAGCAGGTTCAGGTATCCATGGGTTAGCTACTAAAGAGTATCTAAATAGACCTACACTTGCTAGAGAGATGCTGTCTGATGTTAATAATGATGACCTAGCTACAGCTATTAAGAACCAGAGAGCTGACTTTGATAAAGGTATACCTACTACATTAAGCCAAGCTATGCCTACTGCCTCTAATATAGATACTTATACAGATGCTTTAGCTAATAGCCCTCAAGGTGTTAATGTAGCTAAAGTGCTGAGAGATCAACCTTATAATGTTAAACAAGGTGTAGAATCCGAGTTAGGTAAGTTACCGGGGCAGCAAGTAGGTGCTCATACTATGGCTAACAGGGTACAAGAAGCCGCTACTGATGTTATTAAAAGCGCTAATAATAAAGCTTCTCAAACTTGGGTAGATACTTTTAATGAAGCTGCTAAGACGGCTGGTAAAGAAGTACCTGCCGATACTGTTAAGAGTGTAGTTAAAGATATACTAGATAAACGTAGTAATTATGCTCAGAAGGATAGTGAGTACAAAGTTTTAACACAACTAGCTAATAGGTTTGCAGAACGCAACTCAGCTACTAAACAGCCAGAGTTTATTACTGATGCAGCTAAACTTCATAGAACTTTAAAAGATTTCAAGAGTACCTTAACCCAAGAGAACTTAGCTAATAAAGGATTATCAACTTCTGTAGATAAATTTATAGGTGGTGTAGTTAATGAGGTTAAAACTAAGCTAGGTGAATCACTAGAACCTTACTCTAAAGCTAATATAGCCTATGCTGAGGCTAAGAAAGGTGTTAATGAACTTAAAGCTTCTGAGATAGGTAGGTTAGCTGGTAGACGTGGGGCTATTCCTGGAGTAGAGGCTAGTATGGCTCCTATACATAACTTGTTTAAAGCAGGTACTACGCCTGGAGCACCTTCTGAAATACTACATGCAGCAGATAAGTTTACAGAAGTAGGTAGAGGTAAAGACTTTGTAGATGCGGCTAAGTCATATTTAGCAGATAATATCTCTAAAGCTAGTGCTTCTAATAATTCTAGGATTAATGATAATATAGCTGAGAATCTTACTAAGATATTTGGCGTGCCAGATAGGTTAGATGCTAGATCACAAGGTACTAAAGATATACTAGAAGGTATGTTTAAAGCTAATGGTGAAAGTCAGTACAAGCAAGCTGCTGAAGGTTTTAGAAGATTAATGACTACAGTTGCTAGAGCAGCTAGACGACCGGATACAGTAGCAGGTACTAATAAAGCTTCAATAGAAAACTTAGCTGAAAAGTCTATAGGTAAGAATATTGGGCAAGTAAGTATTATTACACCATTACGACAACCAATGCTTGCTTATGCTAGGTACTTGAAAAGCGACGCATTAACGGCTATGGATAAGATGTTGACAGACCCGGATCAAGTAGCTAACCTTATATTACTTGGCAAACAACCTACTATGAATCAAAATGCTCAGAAAGCTATGATGGCTGTGATTAGTGCTAATGTAGCAGCGCATCATTCTAACTTAGAGGATAAGTAAATGTGGAATTTGATACTACCAGCAGTAACTCCTATTATAGATAAGTTAGTAGGCTTAATACCTAACGTTAACGATAGAGCTAAAGCTAAAGAAGAGCTTGAAATGTCTTTAATGAAGGCTGTTAATGATGCTGCTCACGATCAAACTGAAATTAACAAGATAGAAGCTGCTAGTAGTTCTATATTTGTAGCAGGATGGAGGCCAGCGGTAGGCTGGGTTTGTGTATTAGGTTTATGTTATTCCTATTTAGTATACCCATTCTTGCTTTGGTATAGTGCTGCTTATGGGCAAGACTTACATAACTTACCCAAGCTAGAGACTGACGGCTTGTATCAGTTAGTATTAGCTATGTTAGGGTTAGGCACTCTAAGAACTTTTGAGAAAGTTAAAGGCGTTAATCAGTAATTTTATATTGTAGAGGTTATTATGTCATCAGGAATTATAGATACCCAAGAAGTTTATGATATTAGAGCTAGAAGTCAGTTAACACCTATGGCTATAGATACTGTAGTAGCTGAGTATAATGGATTTACTGGCACAGATATACCTACAATAGGTATTTATACAGTATGGGCTACTGTTAATTGTCATATTAAGCATAATACAGCAACAGGGCAAACCGCTTGTACTGCTAGTAATGGACTTATATTAAATGCTAAAGTTCCTGTAGATATGAGAATCTATAAGAATGATGTTATTAGTGCTATAGCTGATACAACAGCCGGTAGTCTTAAATTCATGCTTACCAAAACTGAGGTGTAATTATGGCTAAGGGCAGAGCAAGAAACCCCGAAATATTTTATAATAATGGCGCTTTTACAGATGCTGATGGTAATGCTATAAATCCAATTACTAAGACTTTAACACAGTTTTTAGCTTTAGGGGTCGGAGCTGTTGCTGATGGTGCTGTAGTGCGTATTACTGACGTGCATGGGCCTAGTGGCTATGGTGGTGTATATACCACTTATGATAGTGCAGGCACTAAGTGGGGGCAGAATTTCGGGACTCCTTGGGTATTTACAACTAAAGCTGCGGCAGAGGCTAGTTTCCCAGCAGCATCTTACCCAGGATGGAAGATTAGAGATTCTACTTATGGATTGGATTATGTATCAGACGGCACAGAATATGTATTCCCGACTGGTAGCACACTACTTACCAGAAGTGAAGTATCGACTAATGTACTGATAGTTCCTGCTGCCACATTTACAGCAGTAACTGCTGGAACGGCTGCTGCTGGCGCAGATACTACATTAGGTAGCGCTGGCGCACACGGATTAAGCACCGCTGTTGCTGTCACCGCCGGAGCTTCTTACATCTACATATCTGGGGGAACTGGGTGGACAGTAGGATGGCATAAAATTAACTCTATTACAGATGCTAACAACTTTGTAATTGATACGCCATATGATGCTGGTTTTGGTGCACCAACTATTGTTTTAGCTGGAAGTGCTACGCTTGTTCCTATGCTTGCAATAACAATACCTCCTCTGACATTAAATGGTGAAATAGCGTTAGATATGACACCTTTAGTAAGCAACTCTAACAATGCCAAAAACTTAAAAATAAAACTTAACTCGACTGAGTTTTTTGCCCCAACGTTTGCCAATGTAACCGGAATGTCAACTACAGTTGGGTGTAATTTTGTGATAGCTAACCAAAATAATTTAAGTAGCCAGAAAGCCACAGTTGGCCCTTTGTCGTATAACGGAATCGTATCAACCTCGGCTGACGGCAATACGGGATCTGTTGCTACTTCTTCCGCAACAACTTTGAATGTTTATTACAACCCATCAACCGCTAATGAGAGGTGCAGTATATCGCGGTATAGAGTTACGTTGCGGAGTTAACTATGAGTATATTTCCTACACTCCAAAAATTAGCGCCAAAAGCTACTCTACTTTATTCATCTTATCCTGGTAGTTTAACTAGGTCAGCACCTAGTCAGTTGGACTACGGTAACTCTACGCCCCCGCCGCCAACTGATATATCTCTGTACTATGATACAGCCACTCCACCTGGTGCATGTCCTGCTGGAGCAGCTGTAGTTTGTTGGCAAAGATTCACTGGTACGGATTCAAGAACTCAATTTGGCAACCCTACAGCCTCACCATTGTTTGTGTATGATGGGGGGTCTATTGAAGGTATGGGTGTATATATTATAGATCGGTATCGTGGATTCGGCCTACCGGCTGCTGACCACCAAGCTGCTTTTGATGCAGTTATAGGAACAGCCACGGTAACAGAAAAAGTAAGAGGAATTGATTTGCCAGTTTTGCATTGTAATCACTACAACAAACCATACAATGATTATAATGACCTGTATTTTGTACAATCACATTATTCGCTCTACCGTCGTACTGGTGCTGTTGGTTTCGTTGATTTAGAAACTGTATGTTTTGAAACTATTCAGAAAGTACCGGATCAATCTACACGTCTAAGTCAAACTTATAGATTTAGAGTTATACATGATTATAAAACTTCTGGTGATTTTAGATATGCCGTTTCCTTTATTATGGCTAACTCCCAGGATGCTATTAACTTCCCAGGCGTTACTGCTGGCGATATAGGGTTTCTATTTACAGCCGATAATAATGCGAACGGCGGACTAACTCAAGCTGAGTTTGTTCGTATGAAAAACTATGATGTTGTAATACCTACAGGATATTATAAAGCTTCATTATACTGGCACAGATCAACAGACTACAATGACCTAACAACTGGTAGATTTGTTTATAAAATTACTGATCTTGAAACAGGTCTAGAGCAGGTGATATTTGATATCAACGCCAGCTCTATAGCTGCTTATAATATAGCGCACCCATTAGCTTGTACTAATAATGGTGGTGGCCCAGCAACTAACTGTGTAAATAGGCATAAAGGTATTAATAACTCACCATGGCAAAGATTATTTGTTATGTCAAATTACTCTGGCGGTGTTAGCGGGCAAGATACAGATTTTTATTTAGCAAAGTTAGATATCTGGGATGATGCCCCATTTGATTTACCGAATATATAATAGGAAACTACTATGCCTTTAAATGGATCAGGTACATACACACCACCTACACCAGAATACCCAGCTATACCTAATACTGATATATTAGCTAGTGATTATAATGCTATATTAGAAGATTTAGCAACAGCCTTATCTACAGCACTATACAGAGATGGTCAAGCTGCTATGGCTGCTAACTTTAATATGGCTAGTTATAAAATAACTAACCTAGCTACTGGTACTGCTGATACTGATGCTGTCAACCATCTACAAGTATTTACTGATCCTACTTTTACAGGAGTAGCTGGTACTGGTGTAACTATATCAGGTACTACCTTTACCTGTGACACTACTACAGTTGCTTGGTCTAATACCAACTATAATCTAACTTGTTCAGGCACATTTACCTTTACAGGTACTTCAGCATTCCCTACTCAAGCTATAACTGATAATAGTACTAAGGTAGCTACTACAGCATTCGCCCAGCAATTAGCCTTTAGTGCGGTATTACCAGCTATAACTGGTGCTACTAATTATGTTATTAGTAATGATGGGGCTACCGTAGATTGGACACCTAATCTTAAAGCTACTATTTTAAGGTGGGTAGATGGTACTGATACTACTAAGAAAGTAGCATTTGATATATCACCAGTAACTACAGCTACTACTAGAACTTTAGCTGTACCTAATGCTAATACTACTCTAGTAGGTACTGATACTGCACAAACTTTAACTAATAAGACTATTACACAAGTAGATAATCTATTTACTTTACAGGATAATGGTGATGCTACTAAGCAATTCCAGTTTGATCTAGCTAATATAACTACTGGTAATACTAGAACAGCTACTATATCCGATAGAGATATACACTTAGATACACCAGCTTTCAGATGGCTACAGTCTGTAACAGCCTCAGCCTCAGCTACTTTAGACTTAACTGCTTTTGATAGTAGCAAATATAGTGATTATATGATTGTTATAAGTGGCATGGATTTAGCTACTACTAATGCAGACTTATTACTGCAATTGACTATAGGTGGTACTTTAAGAACTGCTGGCTACTATTACCATAATAATATATCTAACCATACGGCAGCTACTTATGCAGGGCAAGTAGCTACTTCTACTACAGCTATAACCATAGCAGATGACTTAGGTAATAAGCCAGACACAACCCCTAGTGTTAGTATGCATTTATTCTTATTTAATGTATCCGATACTGCTAAATACCCTTTAGTTAAGTGGGTAGGTGTATCTAGTATGCCAGCAGCAGTTGGTTTTAAAGAAGCTTCAGGTATAGGTGGTTGTAGTACATTAGGTGCTGTAACTACTGCTAGACTATTAGCTTCATCTGGTAATATCAAAGATGGTACTGCACACTTATATGGAATACGGAGATCATAATATGGTAGATTTATATAAAGCTACTGAAGAAGGTAATGTACTAATGACTGCTGAAGAGGCTCAGCAAGTCTTAGATACTCAAGCTAACTATCAAAAACCAGAATATATAGAAGCTAAGATAGAGGCTAAGCGTAAAGCTTTGAAACAAGCAGCTAGTGACTACGAATCTAAAGGTTTCAGTAATGTAGGTATTGCTATATTAACTGCTGGGGTAATACAGAATAAGCCTAAAGCTTTAGCTGTAGCAGCATGGGCAGAGGCTATCTGGGCAGAATACTTTAGAAGAGCGGCATTGATCGAACTAGACACATACCCTGACTTAGACTTTTCTTCAATAGGAACAGTACCTTATACAATACTTGAATTAAAAGAAGAGCTTGGAATAGTATTGCCAACTTCTTAAATAAGCTCATGAATGTGATTTTTATCACACTTGAATGCAAATATTACTTAACTTATAATAGGAGGTCGCCATGTTAAAGCTTATAGCTTCAGCTATCATGCAATTATTCAATATACACAAATTAAGAGAATCAGATAATTGCCCTCTAAATAGTCTGCAAGCTGAGTATCTTATAAAATTATCTGAAGCTAATACCTCTAGGATACAAAAGCTAGAGAAGTTAGCTTATGTAACTATTGGTACTATAGTAGCATTTGGTATTACTAATCTATCGAATACTGTGCTATGAATATAGCTACTACTATTGAATATATACTAAATTCACTAAAGACTAGCCCTTTAGGAATATTTACCATACTACCCAGGCTAGAAACTTTATTAAAGGAAGTTATTATGAAACAAGACGAACTACTGAAAAAGTTGGAAGAGTTACAAGCTACACAAGATCAAACTAAAGCTACTTTAGATAAGGTTATGGATGAAGTAGGCGCCCTTATTACAGCTTTAGCTAATACTAATAACGAGCTTAGTTCTGCCGTAGCTGAAGCTGTAGATAAACTTATCGCTAGTTCTAGTACAGTGTTATCTACTGCTCAAGCTTTGGATACTATGAACCCTGATGCTGTAGATGAAACTAAACCTGCTGAGGATTTATCAGGCGGATCACCTAGTTAATTGTTAGGTAGTTGTGGTTAAGGGTATAGTTTTTAAGGCTATACCCTATTTTTATTCTAGAAAGTTCTTGTCGATGGTTTATATATAGACAATTCTGCTTCTAGCTCTTTAACCTTCTGTATATATTCTGATATAACTCTATCTTTATAGTTGTTACTATCCTCAGCTATTACTGATCTTTCGGTTAAGGCGTCTAGAGTCTCCGCTAGTTCTGATCTTTCACTACTGCTATTATCCATAGCCCTCTCATACCTCTCTATAATACTCTGCATATTATCTAATAAGCTACCTATAGAAGCAGCTTTATACTTGTCATACCACTCTTGGTGTTCCTTGTATAATTTAGTATTAGTATCATTTAGGTTATATAAATCCCCAATATCGTCAAAATCAGCCATTTAAAGCACCTCTATTAGTTAAAAATATAAAAGCTTTATTTATT